ATAGAGCTAAATATTGAAGTAAATATTGTTTTTAGCTTTCCCCATAAGCCTTTTAATTTATCTATTAGTTTAAAAAATACACTAACAGCTTTATCCTTTAAACCTACAAAGAAGCTCCCTATATCTTGAATCTTTGAATAAAAATATTCTTTTAATTCTGTAAATTTACTTTTTATTTTTTCCCAAGAATCATTTAAAAAATTAAGTATAGAGCTAAATATTGAAGTAAATATTGTTTTTAGCTTTCCCCATAAGCCTTTTAATTTATCTATTAGTTTAAAAAATACACCAGCAACTTTGTCCTTTAAACCTATGAAGAAATTGCCTATATCAAGTATTTTGTTATATAAGTAGCTTCCTAGCTCTGAAAATTTAGCCTTTATTAAATCCCAATTTTCTATTATTAATTTTCCAATTGTAATAATTAAGCCAAAAGGAGTAAATAACATAAATATCTTTTTCCCTATATCCCATAATGCCTTACCAAAAGATTTTATTTTCTCCCATATTTTTACAAAAAAATCTTTTATTTTTACTCCAAAGGCTTTTATTAAATCCCAGTTTCTATACAATAAAACTCCAATAGCTATTACAGCTCCTATTCCAAGCATAATAGGATTAAATGAGAATGCTGCTAATGCTGTTTTTAAAGCTCCAATTAAAACTATAATCTTATTAATTACAAAAAGCCCAGTTATTGCACTTGCCAAAGGAATTAATACTTCTTTCCACTTAACAATAAAATCTATTACTTTTCCACCAATGTTTATTATTTCTCCAAAAATATTGGATAGATTTTCTGCCCATCTAGTAAATGTTCCATCTTCTTGAAGCCTTACCAAAGTATTAGCAAATGGAATAATAACCTTATCTCTAAGAATTTGAAATGGAGAGTTTTCAACTATATCACCAAATTCATTAACTCCTGCTAATGTTGATAGTGCTGACTTAGCAGCCCCTGATATAGTTGATAATCCTCCTCTAAATGTTTTGGCTTGTTTTTCCATTGCTCCACCAAAACGAGAGTCCATCATTTCAAATAAAGTCTTATTAAATAGCTCCATATCTTTAATTTGTCCTTTATTATTAAAGATTTCTAAACCTTTACTTTTTCCAAAGTCAGCTATCATATTTTTAGTTATTCCAAATTCTTTTAATCTTTCAAGCTCTCCAGTTCTTGCATCAGCAACAGCTTCAATTGCCTGGTCAAAACTTTTGCCCATTCCTGAAGCCATGTCCCCAATCATTTCTAAATAGGTCCTATTAGTAGTCTTTAAAATCCTATCTCCTTCAATCCCATAAGATTGAAGTTTTGTCATTCCTCCAACTACTTCTTCTGTTTCAAATGGTGTTTTATTTGCAAACCTACTTGCCCAAGCTAATTTTTTTCTTGCTACATTTGGGTCTTTCAAAACAGTTTCAAGGGTATTTCTATACTGTTCAATATTTGCAGCACCTTCGATAGCAGTCTTTATTGTAAAACCTGCTGCTAATGTTGTGGCAATTCTTTTTAAAACTCCTAAAAATGTATTAGCTTTGTTTTTACTATTTTCAAACTGTTGCTGTGTATAGTTTCCAAAATTTCCTAGTCTTCTTTTAAGTCCCCTAAAACCATTCTTTAATCTTGAAATAATAGGAAAGTTAGCTATAATTTTAGTTTTTAAAGTATTAAAAGTTGAGCTAATTTTACTTTTCAAATTAGTAAGATTTTGCTTTACTGAGCTAATTTTATTCTTTAAACTACTAAATGCTGAACTTATAGAATTTTTAGTATTATTCATACTATTTTTTAAAGCATCTATTTGTGCATCAATTTTTTTTAAAGAGTCAAGCCCATCTCCAACTACTTTAAAATTCAAACTTAATTGTTCAAGCATAGCTAAGCCTCCTTTCTAGTTTTTATTTTTTCTTTTAATATAGTTATCCCAAGCTAACTGTAAAAGCATATACTCCTCATAACATAACTCCCCAACAGTTTTATCAAAATATGGAATTTTTGACTCAAAGCAAATATCAAATCTTCCTTGTTTAATTTCCCTTATTTTCTTCAAAGTTTTTAATGAATAAAAAGGGTGTTTGTTGAAACTCTGTAATAACTGTTACAACTGTTTCTAATGCTTCTTGGTCCATATTAAAAAATTCTATGTCTCTTGCTTCAATAGGTTGAGCTATAAAATTGGCCAATAACTCTTTTCCTGTTGTTAATTCCTCTTTCTTTGACAATAATTTAAAAAATGTATCTGTTGAAACTCTCTCTATTCTGAAAGGTCTATCTATTGTTTTAAAATCTTTTCCTGTCATCATTAAATCAAATTCTAAAGCTCCTAAACCTTCTGGCTTAAAGATTACATTTGAAACATTCTTATTTTCTAATTTTTCTAAAAATTCTTTATTTTTTAATTCTTGTTGCTCTTTTTTATTTTCCATTAGTTTATTACCTCACTTACTCCCACACATACAAGTTTAAATTCTCTTGAATCAGATTCTCCATCATTTGCCAACTCACTTTTATTTACTGCAATTTCTTTTATTGTTACTCCTCTACTGTACTTTGGAATTGAACTATCTTTAAAATATCCTGAACCAGTTATTACATTTTCTGAAGCATTTAAAAGTATCTTTTCATCTTCTGTACCTGTTGCAACTGTAATTGTTATTTCAATGTTTGGATCTGGACTGTATAAGATCCTTCTTTCTCCATAAATACTTTTATCTGATTGTTTATATCTATCTTCAGGAGCTCCAACACTCAAACTTCTAAAATTTTTAAAAGTATATCCATTGAAAATAAAAATTTTTTTACTTAAATCAACCATTATTCTTTACCTCCAATATCTTTATTAGTTTTCATTAATGTTAAATCAATGAAATAAGCCCAATTTCTAAGTCTAAATAAAACCTTAGGTCTTATTATTCTTAGTCCTCTTTCTGTCGCTGTCTGATTAACTGGGAAAACAGTATATTGATATTTACCATTTAATTTTGCAAGTAAATTATTAGCTCCCATTTCTTCCATAACATTATTTAAAGTTTCTTCTAAAAAAGCATAACCTTCTTCATCTTGTGGGAACCCTTTTTTAATCATAGCTTTTTCTAAATTTTCATTAAGATTTACAATAATGCAATCAATAGCAGTTGTGTCATCTAAATAAGTTCCATCTGTTGCTTTTCCACCATTAGCTGTGATATAACCCTCTGATGTTCTTTTTTCTACAAATGTAATATTATTTTTTGCAAGTTCAGGCTTTTTAGCTAGTTCAATGTCAGCTGTTACTCCTTGTAATTCTATCATTGAACTTCTATATCCTGCCCCTTTTGTTACAACTACACCAGCATAAGCTGCTGCTTTATATTCTTTATCTGCTTCATCTCTTTTTAAATTCCAAATAGGTACTATTCTATCAGATTTTAAAGTATCAGCTATTGGATAAGCCTTTACTTCTGTGATATAAATTTTTCTATTTTCAGTTAAAAATGAACTTACAGCCTTCATAGTTTCAACACTATCAAATGTTGTTAAAAGTGCATACCATTCTTTGTCTAAATTTTCATTTAAAACTTCTTTTAACTTATCCTCAATTTTTTCTTGCCCACTTACAGTAACTCCAACTATTCCAAAGAAATCAGGTTTTAATATATTTCCATCTCCATCTCTTTGCCCTAAAAACTTTTCCACTAATTTATATACTTTTGAATTATTTCCAAAATCATTAGCAACATCTTTAGAATTCATATAATATTTAAAATCTGTATTCTTATCATTTGTAACTATAAGAGTTTTGTTAAGTGCTGCTATTGTTAAATTTAACTCTTGTTCTAATGTTATTTTTATTGGCTCTCTATATACTCCCATTATTCTTTCCTCCTTGCTATTCTGCTTCTATACTTTTCATTAACTAACAATTCTATTTCTTTTATTAGTTCAAGCTCTCTTTCTTTTGTTATTTTCATATATTCAAAAACTATGTCAAAACTACAACGATATTCATATTTAGCATTAATTAACTCATTTAATGATTTTATTTCACTACTTTTTACAACTCCAGCATCTATTCTCCCAATTTCTCTTCTTGCATTAAAAAGAATTAGCTCTCTTAGTTCAGTTGAATTTTCCAAAGCCTCTTCTTGTGTTTCAGAATATACATCAAATTGAAGTCTTGCCATTACTCTATATTCAGTTGTTTCAAGATACTTTTCATCCTTTTTTATATATTCTCTTTCTGTATATCCTCTAAAATCAGCACTATTTATATTTAAAACTTGATAAGTTACATAGGGCTTTTTTGGAGGCTTTTTATCAGTAAAAGCTGGGATAATTTGGATATTACTCATTTTATTAAGTAGTTCAATTATAAGATTAATCATCTTTTGTACTCCTCTTCAAAATATAGCTTTTTATATCAGCTAAATAATCAAAGTCAGTTATTTCAATTATTTTAAATTCTTCTCCTCTTAAAATAGCAACAGTTCCTTCTTTTAGCTTCTCTTTTGTAAATAGCTCCATATCTTTAAGAGTTATTTCACCTTGTGGATAATATTTCAAAGTATCAGATGAAACGGGCATATACACACCTTTTATAATCTTTTCTTTTTCTTCATCAGCTATATATTTTCCTTTTTCCCATCTTCCCTCAGCTTTTGAAATAACTTTTATATTTGTTATGTGTTTACTTAATAAAATAACTTTATCCATCTTATACATCCTTAAAGTCTGACAAATATTCTATTGTTCCATTTTCATTTACTATTTGATACCTAATACTTTTAATTAAAAATCTGTTATCAATAAGTGGCTTCGTGTTATTAGCCTGTCCATTTTTAGTTTTTATTTTTAAAGTCTTTGGATCATTTGGAACTGCCCAAGCCTGAGCTGTAGCAATACTTTGAATTATTAAACCCCTTATAGTTTCTCCTATCTCCATAAGTGCTTCTTTTCCACTCTTTTCCCCTTTTATAACCTTCTTGGGTGCTGCTTGAATTAAGTTTGAAATAATTCCTCTGTTACTATCAAAAGCATTTCTCATAAAAGGACGAGCTGGTATATCAGAAGTTCCAAATTCATTCCATATTGCATAATTCAATATTGTTGTTTTTCCATCTTCTCCCATTAAACTTTTATCAATAGCTAATATTCCAATTTCTAATTGATGTTTTGCTAAGTATTCAATTTCTTTTAATGATTTAACTATCATATTTCTACAACTCCAAACAAGTCCTTAACTCCTCGTATGAAGTTATCTGATTGTTCTATCTTATTAAGGAAAGTATAGTTTATTCCTCTTATTCCATAACTCTTTAACCCCTCAGCATTTGAAAGTTCTTCTTTAATAGTTGAACAAATAAACATTAAAAGATTTTCAGATAACTCTTCATATCCAGCTATATATTCAATCTCTACATAAGAATCTACTGTAATAATTTCATCAAATATTACTTTTCTATTTATAAAACTAAAAGGGAGTTTTTTACACCCTCTTTTAGCGTTCAATACCCTTTCAATTCTTTTCCTAGGTAAGAATACATAGTTTTTATTAAGTCCACTAACTAAACTCGTTATTTGTCCTTTTAGGAGTTCATAGCCTAATATCCCCTCTATCTTTTTTATTACTGCATTAATATAAAAATTTAAAAGTTTTTCATCCTCAATATTAGTGAGTATTTTAGCAATTTCTAAATCATATTTAATTTCCATGCTATCCCCTTGTTAGCTTTGTAAGAGGGAATAATCCCTCTTAAATTATGCTTTTTTAACTATTTTTATAATATTTTCAGGTAATTGAACTCCGAAGCCTACACCTTTTTCCATGTAATATTTTGTATATCCCTTAGAAGTTACTTTATCTTCTAATCTCATTGTCATAGCATTGTTTTGGATTCCCATTACTGCTGTACTTAAATCAGCAAATACCCCAACAATATCTGTTCCAGCTGTTGCTGTATCTATTCCTTTAAGCTCTGCATTTTCTGAATCAACAAGTACTACTGGTCTTGACATTAATGTTCTAGTAGTCCCAGTGTTTAAGTCTGTAAGATAAAAATCTTTTTGACTATTTTTAAGTTTTGCTATTCTTGCCCAAGTTTCTGGAGAAAAATACCATTTTGCTTCTTTTGCTATTGCTTCTTTCATTGAATAATATGCTGTTATTATAGAGTCAACAAATGTTGTGTCATCTGTTGTATCAAATTCAACTTTTTTCTTAACAGATGTATCTTTTAATATTCCTGTTGGCATATTTGCCCCTGTTCCACTAAATAAGGCATCTGCTAATCTTAAAGATAAAGCATATTCAACTCTTTTTAGTAAGAAATTCGCATATCCCACAAAATTTGTTGCTAACAATTTATTTGTAATTTTAGGCATTGCATATAATTGATGTATAGCAATACTTAAATTTTCAAGTTTTGAAGCAGCAGTTTCTTTTCTGTTTTCTTCTTCACCAACCCAACCAGTTTCTGGTAATCCTGCAATTTCTCTTGGAATTGTAAGACTTCCATCTGTTATAGGTATAAAAGTAATATCTGCTAAAACTGGATTAATATCTGTTAATCTTTCTAAGATTTTATTGACATATTGAGTTTTTACAGCTGCAGAAGTGTTTGTTGTACTTGCTGGATCTGCAAAAGTTACTTCTGTTGATTCTGTAAATACTACATCAGCTGATTTCCCTGTTTTTTCAACTGTTTGTATCATTGCACTAAATTGTTCAGCAGCTGTCACTTCTTTTTGTGTTGGTTTAAAATCTGCTTTTAATCCTTTAATAATTTCATTAAATTCATTCATTTGCTTTTCAATTTCAGCTTTAAATTCTCCATTTAATTCTGTTTTAATTTCTTCAAATTTTATACTAATTTCATTAAATTTTGCTGGTAATTCTTTAATTTCCTTTGATGTACCAGCTTCAAGTAATTCAGTTTTAAAATTTGCTAATAATTCAGCCATTAATAATTTTAATTGTTCCTTATCCATTTGTCCTATTCCTCCATTTTCTCTATTAAATACTCTTGTTACTCTACTTCCTTTTACAGCTCCTTTTGGAGTCAAACTTCCCTCATGAGCATTGAAATTATATATATCTATAAAATAATTATTTCCTTCTGATTTTTCCTTATATTCTTCTATAACTCCACCAACTGACATTTCAAATGAGGCATGCATTTCTTTCATAAAAGAATAAAGTTTTGCTGCTTCTGGATTCAAATAATTCCCATTGGCATCCTTTGTCAAATGAAATTGCCCTATAACTTCAAACCCTTTTTCTGTTTCCTTTCCAGTCAAAGTTCCAATTGGCATTAATTCCCCATAATGGTTATACATTAAAAGTAATTTTTTCCCATCATTTGATTTCATACTTCCTTTTTGAAACCTATATACTCCTTTAGCAGCAGTATTCCCTTGCATATTTACAAGGATTCCAGTAAATTGTCCTTCCTTTTCACTATTTTCTTTAAATTCTTGAAGTTCACAATTAAAATTAATTCCTTCATTATTCCCAAATGATACCTTTTTCTTTATCTTTTTTATTTTTTTTGGCATCTCTATACTCCTTTTATCTAAAAATAATTAAACAACTACATCTAACAACCTCAGAAACTGGCAAACTATCTTGGTGTGGATACTCAGCTTCTACACCATCTTTTAAATTCCATTTATAATCTATATCAACCCATTTATTGCTTATAGCTTTATGATGTGGTCTATATGTCTTTTTTCCTCCAACATGTATCCAGCATTTTTCTTTCATCACATTTTTAGCAGTTTCATAACTTGTTGTATTAATGCTCTTACTTGTTTCAGTTCTTGCTATTGTGCTGGCTCTTTGTTCTGTCATACCATTAATATTTTTTACCAGTTCTTTAACCATTTCATTATGTGATAAGCCTTCTTCTTGCCCTGTTGTGATTATCTTATTTAAAATATTTTTTGTTGTTGCTGTCATTTTAGTTGCTTGTTTTCCAGCATTCTTTATATTCCAATCTTTTAAAAAATAATCTCTAATACCTTTTATAGTTTTAGATTTTATTGTTTTCTTGTAGATGTTTTGAAAGCCTTTAAAAGTCTCCTCGAATGTATATAAGTAAACTACTTCAAGTCCCTTTTTAAATTTCTTCAAAAGCCATTCATAGTCAATATTTATAATCATTTTTACATCATATTTTTTTGAATTATCTTCAATTATTTTGTCTCTTAATTCTATAAATATCTTTTCTATAATTTTTTTATTTCTTGCACTTAGCCGTCTTTCTAATGCTTTTAATGCTTTTATTTTTTGAACTTCCTTCTTCATACATCCTCAGCTCTTTCGCTTTCTGTTGTTGCTGGTTCAGTAATTTCTTCTAGTGTCATATCTCCTCCACCAACAAGCAAGACATCCCCACCTTTTATTTGTTCCAAACTTAAATCAGTAAGTGATGATATAATTCTTCTATATTCATTTATTGTTACCCGATTTTTCAAAGGTTCTAATTTTTGAATAATATCCCCTATATCGTCTTTTAACTCGTCAGCACCAGACAAATCATAGTCTATATACTCTCCATTTTTTAAATAATCACTTAATAAGTAATTAAGCCAATTTTTTAAATTGTTAAAAAACGGGATTACTGCCTCTCTATATAGTTCTTTTTTGGCTTGTTTCCTATTTTGATAAGTTGAATCTCCACCACCTACTAGTTCAATTGGGACATCAGCAGCAATGGCAGCTCTTTCATGTGCTTTCTGTTCTGCCATACTCCAGTCAGCATCAATAGGAGCTTTTGAAGTATCCTGATATTTAAGCCCTGAACCAAGTACCAAAGGGCTACCAGCATTCTCAGCTCCTGCGTAATGTGCTGAATATTTGCTTCTTATTTCTTCTCTATCTTCCTTATCTACTGCACCTTCTGTCTGAAGTATTCCTCCTGGCTTTCCTAAATTATTTGCCAAGCTCCAGTTCCATTTCCAAGCCTTGAATAAATAAGCTCCAAATATTGCTAATGCATTCTGTTTGCTTCTTCCTTGTCCTATTCCATTTCCACTAACTCCATCAATTATGTTGTCATAATTTGGAGAAGTAAGCCACATATAGTTTTTTAATTCATCCCCAGTTATTGTTTTAGCTGGGTTATGGATTTTTATTTCTCTTATCCTTCTACCTTCAAAATACACTGTAAAATTATTTGGTGAGTGTATATATAAGTCAGGAGCAAGTGAGGGTAGCCCTTTTATAAGTTCTAATAAAACTCCATTATTTGAACCTTCTAACCACACTATTAAATAATCTATAAAATCCTGAAATGATGTATTTGGATTAATCATTCTAAAAATCTTATTTAAAATATGATTATCAACTTTTTTCTTTCCATCCTCTTTTCCTATATAAATGCCCATTTCTATGTTTTGACAAGCCTTTATCTTTTTCTTAATTGGTAGCATAAAGCCTGGCTGTTCCCATATTGTTGACATATATTCAGATGCTTCAAAATTCTTCCCATCTCCAGTCATTACAGAACAATCCTTGAAAAACCAATTTTTAAAAAATTCTCTAATACTCATATACCCACTTCCCTTTTTTCATATCATTAGAAAATGCGTATCTTGTTGCATCTATTGTATGATTATTAGAATCACATAAGCGTGGTAATGGATTCCCTTCACGATCAGTGTCATAATCAATCATTTCAAATTCTCTTGATATGTTTGGAGTTCTTTTTGGATCTATTACTATTGCTTCCAAATCAGAAAGCCATTTTTCTCCATACTCAACACTTCCAGCACCTTTTTTTGCTCCCCATGCACTTATGTCATATTCCTTTAATTCATCAATAGATTTGGGTTCAGCACTATCACACATAACCAGCTCATCATAACCTTTTGAAAGAATATAGTTTGCTAGATTTCTATTTTTTAAACCTACTCCATAATACTCATCTAGTGCATAAATAATGCCCTTCTTTTTGTCATAACCCCACCTAACAAATGCAAGTGGATCTACTCCATAACCCCAGTCAACTCCATTTCTAAATTTTTCAAGTCCTGCAATTTCTGTTGCTTCTATTTCTCTTATTTCCAAATTAGGAAATGGAACAAGTCCATTGCCTATTGGTTCTCCCATATATACAAGTCTATATTTTGTTTCATCTTTTGCTTTAACTGCTTCAGCTTCTTTTATAAACTCTTCTGATATATGTGGATTTTCTAAATATGTTGAATGATGTACATATACATTATTTTCTATGAAAGAATAATTATACTTTTTATTAACCCAGTTATGTTTCATCTTTGGAGGGTTATAAGAAAAGAATCCTTTGTAAATAAGTCCCTTTTCTAATTTTCCTCTAAATATAGAATTTAAAACTGTTTCAACTTCATCTTCGTTCTTAAACTCTGCAAGTTCCTCAAACCAGTATCTAGCAACTGGGAATTGTGCCTCTTTTATAGATTTACTTTTTTGTGGATCATCTACTCCCATAAAAATAAATTTATTTCCTCTTTCTTTATAAATAATTTCAAGGGGACTAAGTTTATACTCAAAATATTCCTCTACTCCTAAAAATTTAATAGCCCATTTTATTTGTTCATATACTGATTTTCTAAGTGTTTCCCCTACTTTTCTAAAACAAATCGTATTGACGGGATATTGCATTAAATCAACAACTAAAATCAAAGCAATATTAGTTGATTTTGCTGAACCTCTTCCACCTTTGCAAACTAAACGAGTGTATTTATTACTTTTCCAAGCTAAATAAAGTGGGTAAAATTTAGAAGTTAATAAGTCTGATATTTTAAGTTGCTTTCTCTTCTTCTTTGATATCATCAACTATTAACACCCCTCTTTCTTCTTCCTCAGCATGTTGCTTTTCTTTCTTTTCTTTTTCTCTTCTTTTATCCATTTTTTCCAAAACATTTGCTATTTTAATCAACGAATCAGCGACTTTTGGGTCAACTAATGTTTGAGGATTTTCAATAATATTTAAAAGCATTTTCTTATGTGCTTCATCTAAGATTTCACCCATATCATCAACTGATAATTCTTTTAACTTTCTTGCTTCTTCAAACTCTTCTTTATTTTCTTTTATCCACCTGTAAACAGTGCCTTTACTTTTATTTAAAGCACTAGCTATTTCATCAATACTTTTATTATCTGCATACATTCTTTTAGCCTGTACGAGCTCTAACTTCATAAAGACACCTCCATATTTTTATTTTATTAAGCAAAAATATTCAGCTTTATCTGCTAATTTCCCAAACATTTGCTTTTTATATTCTTTTATAATAAATTTACATTCAAAATTTTCTTTTAATAACTTTGATAGATTATTATCTACACTTCCAAACACAAGAAATACATTGTTTTTATTTTGATTTCTTTTAATAAATTCTATAAGTCTTGCATCATCTTTTATTGTCCAGTCCACACCTTTATCATCAGCATAGTTATAGCCTATAAAGCCTTCCTCTCCTATACTAGTTTTGCGAATATACGGAGGATCTAAAAAAATAAAACTGTCTTTAAACTCCCATTTTTCATTAAATAAATCAGTTGTTATTTTTATAGCTTTTAATGCTCCTATATAAAGTTCTAATTTTTTTATTTTTTCTTCTGAATAAAAAGCATTTGTTAATGTTGTTCCATTTCCACCAAATCCCATTAAACTTCTTAAAACTCTTTTTTCGTTTTCATTAAAAACTTCATGTTTTTCCCTTGTACTTATTTTTTTCCCACAACAAGGACAACATTCAGAAAATATATTTTTAAATCTCTTACTTACTTCTTCAAATGCTGCTCTGTCATTTTCATACAAGTTTCTAGCATTTATTTTTAAATCACATTTTATATATTCAAGTCCTTTCTTATATGTATCAACAACATTTCCAGATAAAAAACATTCAATTTTTTCATCTTTTACATTTGCTAGTACATCTAATTCCTTAAATTCATTTTTAAAATTTATTGGAATTTCCATAGACCCTGCAAATAAGTCAATAAAATTCTTTCTATAATTTTCTTCAAATATTAGCTTTATCTCTTTAAAAAATCTTCCTTTGCTCCCAAAATATGCAAATGGTAGCTTTATTCTTGCCATTTTTACTACTCCTTTTAAACTTTTTTACTTTCCATACTTGTTATAACTTTTTTAAGGAGTGAATGTTGCAAAATTTGCAAAGATTATAAAAATTACAATAAATAAAAAAACACACCATTTTTGATGTGCCTTTTTTTGATATTCTATTTTTTAATATATTCAATTAATGCCTGTTCTATTATCCAAGAGAGAGTTTTTTCAGGATATTTTTTTTCTATTTCTGCTAGAAGTGTTGGAGTTATCCGAAAAGATTTTGTTACTTTCTTTTTTTCTTCTTCCAATTTTCTTCTCCCTGCTCCTTCTCTTTTTCCCCCTAATGCCATAATTATCTTCCTCTTTTTAATTTCTTTATTTTCTTGATTGAATTTATTATAACAATTATATCAATTAAAATTATAATTATAAAGAAAACTTTGTTTTTAGAATAATGCAAGTAAGTTATTAGTAATAATGTGTTAACTATCAATAAAAGAGTATTCTTCATATTGTTTTTATGAGTAAAATCTGATATAATTTAATCAAGAAACTGGATTACTCCAGTTCCTTGATATTTGAGTTAGTTGAAATAACTTACTAATAGAATTATCAGCGTTAGGACTGCTATGATTAACTCTATTATTGCTGTTATTAGTTCAATTAACTCTTTTTTATTCCCTCCTTTCTTTTGATTTTTTTTCTTTTTACTCATTTCTTCACCTCCTTATGTATTTATTATACCATACTTATTTGATTTATGCAATACTTTTTTCAAAAAAATAAACTTTTTTTAGAATTTTTTTTGAAATTTTTACCATTATTTTGAATAAAAAAAGAGAGTCTTTAAACTCCCTTAAAATAGACTATATTGATTATCCTTTT